GACTATTGCGGCAGGCTTGGATATACCCAAAGAAACCATTTCCGAAGCGTTAGGGCATGAAATAGGCTCTTCGGTAACATCTATCTATATTGATTTTAATAGGCAGAAGGTTGATGATGCAAATAGGAAAGTAATTGATTATATTAATAGCGTTGGAGGTTGGATGCGATTGAAGCAAATAATAGATGGTATGACGGGATTATTTAATGATCTAAGATAGTAAAGGAAAGGCGACTGAATAAGTCGCCTTTCCTTTACTATCTTAAAAAATACACTGTGTTAACATACTTTGAAATAGAATAAATACAAATCATTCCCATTCTAAATCACATATTATTGTTTTACATATTTTTCAATATATTCTTTGATTCGCTCAGCTTGTGCTTTCGTAATTTTTACAAATGAAATTTTACTTTTTAAATCATTTGAACCATACTCATCCATATACCGACCTATTGATACATTTAAAAACATGGACGGTAAAGACGATATGCCTTCCAGATCAATAGTGATTTTATTGCACTTATTGATGTTGTCTATAATTAAATCATATAGACACTTACCAGCATCAGGAAAACTCCTGTCACCCATTAAGTCACTAAGTTTGATTGTGCACATAATTTAATCTCCTATATTTATAAATCAAATTCATCCAAGATTTCTTCATCTTCAGTAAGTAATAAGTTTATTTCCAAATAAATCAAAGTTCCTGAGAAATGGAAATCAACGTCGAATGTTTTAATGCCTGTGTCAGTCTTTAACAACAAGGCATTATTACAGAATATTCTAACAACACTTGAACACGATAAAATGTTGTCTAATCCTCTTCCCTTATTATGAATTTTTGAACCGACTGTAAAGTCAACTTCTATAGACTTTAATAATGCATCTTTATCATTAGCTATATCGGGTGTAAAATCACGTACGGATTTGGCTATTCCTTTCCCGAAATCACATACGGCAATATACAACATTCCGTTGTGCTCACTATATTTTATTAATGAAAAAGCGTTACCGCTTGCTTCAGCATGGTCAAAGACATTGTAATAGACTTCAATCATACTTAGTGAGATAATACTCAAGTCCTTACCTTTAAAGAAATTGTTTTTGAAATATTTCTCTACATTCTTAGCATATAAATCCTTCTCAGACTCTACAATTCTCCATAAATTGAAAATATTATTACTCGTTGAGTCTACATGATTTTTACCTCCACTCCAATATTCTTGAATACGAAGATCAGAAAATAACATATTCCTTATTGAGTCATTCCCTGAGTTAATAGCCACTTGGTGGTTGTTTTTATCAAAAAATTGAATTAAACAGGCTAATGTTACAAAGTGAATTGGTTCAAACTCTTCAGATTTCAAATCTGAGTTGATTTCTAAAATAATATATTTTTTATATATATTGTTTTTGTAATTCGCTCTTGCCGATGCTATTTCCCTAAGCCACAACTCCTTATTCAATGATTCAAAAAGAATAGTTGTATAGCTCCTCATTAAACTCATAAATGACTTATCATTGTAAATTGGATACAAAGATAAGCCGATTTCCTAACTAAGCAATATAATAGTGATATTTTTATACTTTAATTTACGCTAATTAATGTAATATATTCATTTATCATTCTCACCATTCCCACAAACTATAACTCACCCCAACCCCGACATAGGGACTCAGCTTACTCCCTGTAATCCCGTATCCGGCATGCACACCCAGCCCGAACCGTTTCCGCTTTGCCCGCTCTCTGACAAACATCGTGCGCGTTTTACTGTACACCTCGATACTATCCAGCTTTGCACGGTAGCCAGACACATAAGCCGTGTAAAGGCTGTCCTTGTAGATTTTCTGCGTAATAGGCAAATACACTGTATCCCGAACCGTATCCCCCGACACAGGGACGGGAACAACGAACGGAAACGAATCTACAACGCTTTCATAAACCGGAACGGGTATTGTATCCCGAACCGTATCAATACGATTTGTAATGATCGTGTCTCTGATTACTCCGCCCGGTGCGTGTTCCACCCTTGCCGGGCGAAACACGATAAACAGGATAAGAACTGCGATAACGATATAAGGTAGATATTTCATAGCTTCAACACTTGTTTTCTGTTTCTACCTTCACGGAATGATACGTGAACCCATGAAAAGTCTTTTTCATTGATCAATTGATCGAAGGGTAATTCCTGCCGGATGATCTCAAATAGCTTCCGGTTTTCCTCCTTACTTCCTACCGTAATATCAGCCGCTTCACCTATCCGGTGTTGACTGGATGTCGTCCCGTTTACGCTCCGGTTTAGAATAGCACTTCGATAGCCGGAACTTACCCGGATAGGCTTGCCGTATTTTTCCCGAAGCGGGTCGAGAACGCTTTCTACCAGCTTCGTTAAATTGTGTATAGCTTCGGCCGTTGGGTAATTGTCAATTCCACGCGCTACGGCCGTGTCGCTGTGACTAAGTTCTTGGATTGTAAAATACTTCATACTATATGTTAATTTAATCCTGTGAATTAAAAGTTTTAGTTAGCTTCGCACCCACTTTTCATTTTCATCTCGTTTGGGAAGATAGGATGGAAACTTTGTTTTATATGCGTAACCTCCCGTCGTTACATATAGCGGCGGGAGGTTTTATTTCACTCTTTCTTTCCCGAAATATTATCGAACCCTTTCAGCTTATTTATGATAGCCTTCGGGAAAAAGCCCGGGCAAATCTCTTCTACGTTTTCAATAATACTTAAGGCCTCACGTATCATTAATGCCGTACAAGCGAAATACCGGAACCAGACGAAACTATCTACTACCTGACCGGCGATGGAGAAATTACCCATCACATGTGACAGGATCAATACACAACTGTAAATGATAAGCTTACGCCCAATCATACCATAGGCCTTACTACTGACATCTTTAGATAGCCAGTGCTTGACAAAGCCGAGCACCGTATCAACGCATACAAGGACAATCAGCCATTTGACAAACTCCCAGTCACCAAAGACATAGCGTTCAAAGAGTTCCAGCAAAGGAGAAAGAGGTAAGGCAATTAATGCAATCATCTTTAAATTTTTCATACTCTTGGATATATAAACTTTAATCGTATATTTGTTACGTTAATATTAAATTACGCACTTTATGTGGTATGTATAAACTTTCGTTCCTCATTCATACCGCATCTTTCCGCCCCATCTGCGAAGACAGGGCGGATTTTTGTTACTTGGATTTAGATGCCGGCTTTGCCTCTAAAGCGGCTTTTACCTCTTTGGCGATCTGATCGAATGCGGTCAAATGTGCCGTAGCGTTCTCCGACTCCGGAAGAGACATCTGTTTGCTACCTGATTCTAACAGCAAATACCCGATATATCGCCCGGAGGTTACGGGCTGCTTACCTGTAGGGGTGTCAATCTCTTCCGTGACCGTTTTAATGATTTCACAATGAAGGCGGCTGAGATTATCGTTATTGACACTGTAGTTTACATTGTACTGATAATCTCCTGAAACGGCTTTACCGTTTACTTGAACTGTTCTTGATTCTTCTTGAAACATAATTTATTGATTTTGAGAGTTAATAATTACTTTGTCTAATTCATTATAAATAGCGGTTTTCACCACTGCGAGTATCGGAGCCGGATCAACGTAATTTCGAATGATATTTGCACCTTGTTCGTCAACTTCAACTTCACCCTCTTTATATATCCGTTGGGCAAACTCCAATTCACCCAAATCGGGTGTATTACAGTAAATAGTATTTCCTACTGTTTTAGCTACGTCGAACTCTTCTATTTCTCCGTCGATAGCCGTTTGTACTTTTAGTTTTCTAAAATTGATTTTCATACTCTATTTTGAATTTATAATTATAATCTTCGCTTACAATGGTATTTACCAAACGTTGCGCCCTACAACGAATACACGGAATGCACAATCACGGGGGCCTTTATTTGAATCAAGCATTAAAACCTCAAAATAAGAATTGTTTTGCGTTTCTACCTGACCGAATACCCAGCCATAACCGCCCAATCCCTGTACTAAGACAGCGTACTGCGGATGCTTCAAGCTGTGGTATATCCTGTATTTCCCTGTAGCTATTTTTTGTGCACTGGTTAAGGTACATCCGTTGCCCCATTCGTTCGTAACCGTACCCGCTTGATATACATATCCAGTACATAGCATTCCGGGAGCATTCCATTTTTCACTCGCACGCTGCCCAAACAGATGCGAACCGTGGCTTTGTATGGCGCTTCCTCCCTCAGAGTTGGCGATAATTTTCAATGCCTTACCGCCCTGTCCGTATGTGGAAAGTGAGAGGCAGTCTTGATTGTCATTACGAATCTCCATTAACGGGAATCCCCCTGATGTCGGTGCGCCCCCGTATTGATTAATACGCAAGAAACGTGTTCCGGAGATTTCAAGTTGTATTTTCGCGTCTGCTACATTACGGGAATATATGGCATTGTTTTTAATCTGCCATCCGCCAAGATAAGCACCATCAGTTACGGTCAGATTGCCCGTTGTGATTCGCTGTGCTGAAAATGCTTGTGCAACTACTTCCGCCGCTTCAATCACATTGGCAGACAGTTTGCCGTTTGCGTTGATGGCGGCTGTCTGCTGTCCAGAGTTGTTTTGGAACAGGACGTTGTCCGCTTTGAGAACGATTTTACGGGAAGTAATATTAATCCCAGTAACAACAAGTCCGTTGTTAATAGTATTAACGCCTCCTTGTGCTCCGTTTGCCGTGTTTAATGCACTGTTCGCCGTGCCTTGCGCATTATCAGCCTTACCTACTGCACTATTTGCCGTACCCTGTGCGTTATTGGCTGCATTCTGTGCGCTGTTGGCAGTGCCCTCAACGACTGAAAGAGATGCGCTCGTTTGGGTCAGTTTCAGTTCGGCAGCGTTCATTCTTCCGGTCAGCGAATCTACTTTAGAAACTGTTGCCGAAATTTCACCTTTAACTGCACGAATCTCTGAGTTCGTGTACTCAGCCGATTTGAAAACAGGATCTTGTTCATTGGGGCTCCAAGCGGTTGCGACCTCTCCAAATTCGACTTTGAAGTCTTTCACCCAAATGTACGCCCATGATATTTGCTCAATATCAACGAAATTATATATTGAACCTTCCTCAGTATTCTTAGTTACATCAAAAGTATGCTTGAAATACTTCCAAGTATTAGTGGCATTGGTATTGATTCTAACCGAAGCTGAATCGCATATATCCATAGTAAACCCGACAGGAGTGTTTTGACTTCCTTTAATCCAACCCGAAACAGTATATTTCCCGGGTATTGCAGGGATAACATTAGGTATTCGCATTGCGCTTGCACCTCCGTTACTACCCACCAAATAAAAACCATGAATAGACGTTTGTCTTTCAATCGTAGGTGAAGGATATAATACATTTAATGGAGAACTTGAATAGCTAAACAGATTGTTGCCCCCAACATTCAAGTTGTCTACTGCTGTTTTTACAGATAAAGAGATTTTGCCCTCTACGATATCAATTTGCGAAGCAGTATATTCAACGCTTTTGTTGTAAATGTCATTTTGAGACGGACTCCAAGATGTGCCGATCTTACCCTCTACGAGATTGATATTTTTATAGCTTATATCCAAACCGGGTTGTGTGTTTGGGTTATCACCACTAAAGCCACATAAATAAAATGTATCGGACAAATCTAATCCGTCTGGAATATCCATAGTTAAATAATATCTACGCCATCCCGAAACGTTTGGCAACGCAACTATTTTATCAACCAACATTGTAGTAACCCCGCCTGCTATTCTACGTAGATTAAACCATAAATTTGCTGTATGAAAATAGTTTCCACTTATGGCAACATCAATACCCAATGTGTAAGATTTACCGGCTGTTATGCGCGACTTATCAATAGGCATCCAAGTTTTATAACAGTTGAAATACCCTTTACCCTTTACATTACACCAAGCATTTGAGGCCGGATTATAATTAAGCACTACATTTGAGGGACTGTCTGACCCGTTGAACCAATATTCCTTAGACCCGTCCAAAATATTACTTCCTCCGACTGTAGCCGTTTCAAGTTGGGTCTTAACAGATAACTCTATCTTACCGTCGATAACCCTTATCTGACTATCGGTGTATTTTTTAGATTCTATTAAAGTATCATCGGGTGCGGGTTTCCATCCGGTAGGCGTGTCGCCTATCTCCATCTGAACGTTGCCCATTTTACACTCACTTCCATAACCAAGACGAATGTATGCTATAATATCATCATCAAAAGTTAGTTCTATATCATCGGGAACTTTGATAGTATGCGTAAACCTTCCTTTATCGGCTTTTGGACTTGTTGAATCAAAGTATTTCCATGCGCCGATATAGTAATATTGTGTTGTTCCATTCTTTAAAATAGCCTTTTCCAAACCTATCCGTGTTTCACTATTGAGTTTCAGATTACTATACTCGTAATCAAATGACAATGTGAGTGTTTTTCCTGTTAAATCAAGCCACGGTTTAGATATGTGGTATGTATATTCTACATTGTGTCCTGTGTTGAAGCCATTCGACTTTAGAATTAAGTTCTCACCTCCGATATTCAATTTTCTTTCAGTTGCAGACGGTATCCAATTAGCTACGCCCACACTACCCTCGGTAATTACAGCCCATTTAATGTATGTCCCCGTTGATTCCTGTTGGGGGAATTTATAGAAGTAGAAATATGCCCCATCCGGGTTAATGGGCGTTATAGGCTGCGAAAGTACCGTTTCTTCTGCGCTTTTCGGCAAAGAACCTATCCATCCGTACGAAGGATTATTATACGCCCTGATAACATCTGAGTCCGCACACTTATAGCACACAGTAAGGGTATAGGTTTTGCCAACTTCTAAATGAACATCATACTTATACGCTCCCATTTGATAGGGGTTAGCATTTAGTTTGTGGTTAGAGTCATAAAGCAGATTAACGTCCGCTACTTTCATACTGCGTATGGCAAGCTCGATCTTTCCCGGTATAGCCGCTAACTCGGTAGCAATATTACTAAACTCCTGTTCGATGCTCTTTCCATTTCTCAGAATGAAAATACCTTTCAGGAAACAGTTCATCGCATACAGGCCGTATCCGGACGGTTGGAGGTCAGCCGGAAAGTCTGTATCCGTCATGCCATCGAGACAGCCCAAAATCACTTTGTTCTTTCCGGCCAAAGACGTAGAGTTTACCCCGTCCAGTACAGAAATGCGCGGTTTGCCATCTTCCGAGGCGGTGAGATACAAAATACCCTGTCTGTTCGGATTCGTGAGGTTGCCCATCTGAACCAGATCATCACCAACGGCCGGAACTGTACCGTTAGGAAGTACGGATTTAAGTATAAGAATCGAATCATCATTCACCGAGGCAACCGGAACCCAGTAGTATTTAACGTGTCCGGATGTGTAGACCTGACAACGTACCAAGTCATCAGCGACAAACATCATGTCGCCCTCTATACCTAAAACATAGTAAGCCGGATCACCGGATGTTTCCGAAACGGACTTAACACGCCCGTTGGCGGATGAAATCACCAGACCGCCGTTAACCGCACGAACTTTCGAAATGATAAGTTCAAAAATGGTCATGGCTTTACGGACTACGGCATTATCTATTTCAAGGTTCCAATCTCCATTGATAGCCTTGTATAGCTTCATCCCTTCACCCATCAGTCCGGGAATGAATCTCTCCGAGCTAATAAAGTCCTTGACTATAGTTTGAAACAGGGTTGCGACGTGCTCAACATTCAGATCGTATGTTTTTGCAAGCGCCTGAACGAGCAAATTTAAAGTATGCGTGTCACCTTTAGCCCAAATATCCGCGCCTGTTGAAATATTCCCTTCCGAATGAAGTGTGCCAACATTGGCCGAACCGGTTACTTCCAATGTAGCGGCTTTAACTTTCATCCGGGCAACTAAAGATTGTAATTCCGCGTCGCCACTTTCATTGATAAACGCAAGATCATTGCCAATCAGCAGGCCTTTCAAAAAAGTGATCGTTTCGGCTGCTGTATCCGCTTTTACTTTACTCAGGTAAATATCATCCAACTTCTTCAAAGCCTCTTTAATCGCTGCATCTATCTCCTTCAAAGTACGCTTTGAAGAAAGCACATTATCATCAGTAAGCTCTGTGACTGTATCCGATTCGGCAATGATACGTGAACGAATCTCTAACAGTGTTCGGAGCGATGACAGTACGTTGCTATCGGTAAACGACTTTGTGTCGGTAGCCTTTACAATGTCAACCGAAGCACCTCCGCCGCCTCCGCCGTTAACAGTAACGCCACCGGTCGTCCGGGTGATAACAGCCCCAGCCGGATAGTTTTTTGACCGGGGCTTTGCGGGTATGGATGTAGTTTTAATATCTACCATTTTCAATCATCTTACAATTAAACTGATTCATCGCGAAGTCAATTGTACCGCCCGTGATCGTAAACCGTTTGTTTGGCTGAAACTTATCGGTTATAGTTGTGATAGGCGTAATTGCTTCGTCATCTACCAGTATTTGTGTAAGTTTGAATTTGGTAGCTCCGTACTGATTAATGATGCGCCGGATCAAATGCTCTTCCGGCCGGACTAACTTCTGTTCTATAGAAGAATAGAGGTTATCGGTCAGGTAGTTATCACCTAACATGACTTTCGAATAGCACGCCCCATCATTGTTATAGCTGGATATTTTAAACTCAATTTCGTCTAATTCGTTAATGTAGCCTTCGTTAACGACGTTTTCATAATAACGGTCTGTATTATCGGTAGTCTTTTCGGCTTCGGTGCTCTTTCCATATTTAAAAGAGAAGTCTTTTAACAAGAATCCATTTATAGCAATGGCATTATGTATTTTAGATGCGTAAAGAGTAAATTCAAGCTCGCCATACAATAGGGTATCTACGGGAATTATTACACCTGAAATACCTTTATACGGCATATAGATTGTTTTTTGATTCTCAATGGATACATAATCTAATCGGGCTTCGTTATTCTCTTCGGACGCGGGAAGTCTAAAAAAACAATTGGGATTTGTAGACCATGTGAATGGAGCCAAGCCGTTAGCACTCCCATAATATTTATTGCCGATCCGTAATTGGCAAGCGGCCAACGGCATGTATGTGCCTCGGCTGTTGTCCCAAGGAACCAAACCTATATCCGCTATCGTCTTGTAGCTCCCAGATACAGCAAAAGCCCCTGATTCATACATAGAGGAAGCTCCCTTAAAGCTCATAATTTTAGTCAATAATTCAAGACCTCCAATCATGCTTAGATTTCCGCCTGATTTAAGGCATCTGACTTGTATAACATCTGTAAACGAATAGTCTGAAATATCCGGCTTACCGTCCACTATTTTATAATTGCAGTACCTTTCTTGTATTCCTCCTACAAGCTCATGTGCATCATAAGCACGTAACTCTAAATCATCATTGCCGATAACCGTATTACCATCATACAAATACATGTTCCAGTTTTTCGGATAAAGAAACTGACGGTAACATTTCCTATCTTTATTTGTATTTAAGCGTGACGAAAGAGCTTTTGCATCTTCGTAATTCTCTTCCGGAAGCAAATTCCCAACCGGATAATTGCTGTCTTTTACTGTCACTTTGTTATAACCGCCCAAAATATCTAAGGTGTGTTCCGAACCGCTAAAATGAATATCCTGCACGCTGAGAATATTCCCGGCTTCAAACGTATAGGATGAAAAGTCAGGTGTGTATTTATAGTAATTTCCGCGATGGTCTACATCTACAAAATATAATGCGCCTTTATAATCAACACAAGTCCAGTTAAGGAACTTGCATAGTTCTTCAATCACCTCTTTCAAGTTCATTGGTTTATCGTCTTCGTCGAAGAAATTTTGTTCGCTAATTGTCATACTTTGCAAGACATTTGCGTTTGCATCATAATCCGCCGGACTTTTAGCATAAACATGTGGTATGTATACGGCCGAATAGGAGCCGCGAGACTCTAAGACGCAACGGGTCAATAGCTCCCACAAGCTAACAAACTCTTTGCTTCCCGCACTCTTTTGTTTATAATCTGCGTATTCAAGTGTATTCATGGCAGATACACACTGTATTTCCAGATCGAACAGTGTTGCGGTATAATCTTGCGTATACAATTCCGGAGTAATAAAGCCAGTCCAAACAATCGTATCACCCTGTTTGAAGTTAACGCGGTACTGCTGATACCCGGTCGAGTATAGGCTTTGCAAGTAGTCATTTCCTACCACCCTGATAGTAGCCGTAGAAAATCGAATAGGAACATAAAGAAAGTTATCATCCGCAATCTCAATAGAGAAAGGAGCGTCGCCGCTCCCTGTTAACTCGGCAACTCGCCCCGTATAGCCTTCTTTCTGAATTTCTACGATATAACTTTTATTTCGCCTTGATTTGAAAGGCAGAGTGTATATTGTTCCGTAATTTGCCATATTATCTGATTTTATTTTTGATTCGACTTCGATTGTCGAGAACTAACTCTAAATCCTGTCCTCTTACCTTGAAGTTTCCTGATACTTCAACTTTTTGGCCATTAGGGGACGGTGAGATCAATCCGGCCAAGTGCCCGGGTATAGGTGAAATATTGGGGCGGCTAACATCAAGTCCGCTATATAGCTTTGAATTGAGCATTTTAAACAAGTTCGCTTGCTGTGAGCCGTTCAAGATCATTTCGCCACTGTTTAGCATCGCCGGAACTTTGTCACCCGCAAACGAAATGCCGGGTACTATACCGCCGTTTGCAAATTTTGGGATACTTGCCATTGTAGCAACAACAGAGAGGGCGGCAGCCCCAGCGGCAACCCATCCAACTACTGGAATAGATGCGGCGGAACCAGCCGCTTCGGCGGCGGCTTTTGCCGTTAAGGCTGTAGTGAGGCTAACAATGCTTGGTATTGCTTGTGCTATACTTTGAAATACCCCAGCACCCCAATTTATCCATGATGTAGTACTATTATTGGTAATGCCGGATAAATTACCCATTACAGACCCTATCAATCCTAAAGAGTCTGCGTATTGCTGGTTCAAATCAATATCCTCTTTTTTTATAGGAGATTCGAACTTAGGCAATTTAAAACCTTTATCATTATGCTTTAGTCCAATTTGATCACCCGGACGATTAATGGAAGGCAACCCGCCTTTCATGTCTCCATATTTTCCTTTGAAAACTTCCTGCTCAACTACTATTTTAATATTAACCTTTTTCTTCTCGAGTTCGTTAATTGCAGCTTGAACAGTTGCACGAGCCTGCATCGTTGTTTCTTTAGACAGTTTTTTATTAAGGCGGGATATCTCCGCATCATACCATGCAAGTGTATCCTTTAATGGTTTTTCATCTTTGTCTTCTTTTGAATCTTTCCCGCCTGCCTGCGATGCTCTATTTGCGGTTTTTGTCATTGACTCATAGGCTTGTTCGGCTGCAAATGCTTCTGATCTTATACCATATAATTTCTTTAACCATTCATCGCTCTCTTTAACAAGCATACCATTATATACTATAGCATCTTGATATTTTGCTATCATGGGAGCCATGGCCTTATTATAAGATTCATAATCAAGCGTCTTTACCGTTGACCAGCTTCTATTCATGCCTGCCCCAGTCATTACAGTCTCCACCTTTGTATATTTCTTACGTAGTGCAGCTTCCACATTTTTAAAGTATTGGTACTCTTTTTCTGCTTGTTTCTTTTCGGCGTCTCCCATGGCACTGACATCGAAACGGGAAACTCGATCTACACTCACCATTGATACGTCGGCCGCACTTATTCCGGTGGATGCAGCAACAAGCGCCTGCACCGCTTCCGTAGATCGTCTGCCGAGTTGGTCTACAATTTCCCGTTGATCCTTTAAAACATCATCCAGTCGCTTTTGGGCTTCATCTTTTTGAGCTTCTGTTGAATCTTTATCTTTTAGTATTGTTATTTGCTTTTGAAACTCAGCCTGATTTTTCATATTAAAATAGCCGTACGACATCTTTGTATTTCCAAGCTGATCCATCGCATTGTAAGCCTCACGAGCCTTCCGTATAGTTTCATCCAATCCATTAAAAAACGGTGTCCAGTCCCCCGAACCAATCGAATAGAAAAAATTGTCTACAGTACCCTTTAGACCTTCAATAGTCCTATTGTATTCATCGCTTAGTGTTTGGCTGCTATTCATTAGTTTATTGAATCCTTCATAAGCCCCCACCGCAACACCAATTGTCCCGGCAAACTTCAACACGCCTGCCCCGGCGGTTTTCGCCATACTGGAAATACCGCCTTGAAAGCTATTAACCGAACCTTTGGCCCGATTCAAATTTGCGTCAAAGTCATTCGTTTTAAGTAATAGTCGTGTTATTATATCAGACATGATTCATTTCTTTTTCGATTAGTTTTGCTTTTGCCCTCAACCGTTTCACTTCTTCATCCGTAACGGACGTGCGCTTCTTTTCGTCGTCCGCTTCATCCCATGGAAAACGAAGTACATCCGATTGCTTTAGTTGTTTTGTACTATTCGCCTGAGCGATGACATACGCAATGATCCGGGTCTGCTCCCAGCTTTCCCGGTTACGCCTGCCTAATCCTTCTAAGAAGTAGCGAACTTCTGCGAGCGTCATCCGGTCGAGGAAATAATCAGGCGCAATACCGCCCTCACCTACAACGCGGACGTAGAGTTCCCGGATACTGCACGCTTCTTCGGAGTCGTCTTTTTTTTTGTGCTATCTGCTGCCTGTTCAAGTAATTCAATCTCTTTTACGAAGAACTCTTTGAAAGAGAGAAACAGAGCCGGATCAGACTCGCACGCCTCTATAAATTCATCAAAAGGCATTAAGAATGTATCTTTGTTATTTGCCAGAAGAATAGAGTAAAACAGTAGGTATTCATCCAACATCCGGCCGAATGCAAACTGCCTTCCGGTGAGATTTTCGAAGATAAAGAAGGCACGCAATGTATACTTTAAAATGTACTTCTGTTTTTTGATAGTGATCGTTTTCATTATGATAAGTTTATTAGTTAGGAAAAGGAAAAGGCGGATTTTCCACCCTTTCTGATGTATTATTCGGTCGGGTTTTCTACCGGGCCACTACCGCCGGACACTCTGGGTTTGAGTTTTCCTGTGCCTTCAAATGTCGCGGAGAATGTTGCTTTGTCGCCATCGGGTGCGTTTAATTCCAGATTTGTAATTAAAACATTACCGGAGTAAGATGCGGCCGGAAGAGTCCAACCGGAAGAGGGAACTTCATCTGAATCCGCGTTTGCCGGAATACCGAATTTTGCTTCAATAGGCTTGCGTTTTAACATTAAGTCCAAAAGGACATCATAGCCGTTTACTTTATCGTCTGCACTGAACAGGTTTTCACTTGAACCGTTCCAAGACAATTTTTTAATGTCCTTTTCCGTCCAAATACCGGAATCTTTACTTTGCGTATCAATCGTTTCGGCCGAAATTGACAATTTACAGGATGTAGCCAATGCCAACGCCTTTCCGCCGACAAATAGCATGAAATCTTTTCCTAATACTGCATTTGCTTTCATTGTTTTCAATATTTAAATGTTAGTTACTCTACTGAATCCGTCTCAATTTCAAATGTAAGTCGCTGGATGAAAGTTTCTTCAATGAAATCTTCATCGGCGGCGATAAGTTTAGCACCCGTTACTTTGAAATCGTCGTATTTACCCCGCTTCCCTTCAAGCGCTTTGCGTGCCGCCTCAATAACCTCGACTGAATTTGAATAGTTATCGCTGGCGGCAATAACCTCAATAGTGACACTATCCCCGCTGGCGTATCTATCCTTTGTATAAGCCGGAGTAAGTGAACTACGCTTATACAAAACGAACGGGAAAGAAGTAGCGTTTTTAGTAGAAATAGGATAAATCCTATCTCCGACAAGTTGCGCTAAACTTTCCGATTCACTGAGTTTTGAGAATGTATGTTTGCTGATTGATAAGCTCATTTCTTTTTATCTATTACTTTTTGTATTGAATCCAAAATGTTTCTTTCCAGTGAGTTCTCAGCCTCACTTCTTTTAGAGTCTACTGCGCTTTTAAAGAAGTGAGTAGCCTCTATAATACCTCTGTTTGCCCCTCTATTGGTAGCTCGTTCTTTCGTACCGCTTTCGAAGAATTTCAAAACAAACTGTTTCGAACCTTTCCGCCGTTTGTCGAGTAAGTCAACCCGTGCGCCGGACGCATTGCGGTAAACTGCAATATTTATTTCTTTTTTCAATCCAGCCCCACCCGGAACAGATGCAACCCAATTTTTTTGCGCTTGCTTTCGAATGATACTTGCAGATTTACGGAGTCCGGATTTAATAGCCTTCTTTGCCTCCTTGTCATTCAGTGCGGCCAGTAACGCATTAACCTTAGAGGCGTCAACCTCAACCCGGTAAGATGCTTGTACGATATTACTCATTGATTAATTCTGCTTCGATGGTTATAGACTGTGCCTTTCTATCCGGATGGATGAAGGCTATTTTGTATTTACGTCCCTCGTAGACAATGCGCATTTTTTCGCTTATATCTTTGCTGTAACGTACCATGATCGTGACGGTGTGAGTGTTGAGTACCTCGCCGTTTATCTCTTTGCGCGCACCGGATTTATACCGGACACACGCACGCTTTTTGAAAGCTTCCGTCCATCTCTCAGACGTACCGCCCAAAGCGTCGCGAATCGTCTGAGAATGTAGAAAACTTATAATGTCTGTCAATAGTCCCGCCTGCATTATGTATATCGTTTTAAGGGTTGAAGCAAGAAGGCAATATGACCCGGAATGATATTAGGCGTGGCGAAAGTTATATCTTCACGGTTCGCATAATAGTTTGCAGCTATAATGCGGATGGCGTGCCAGATTCGCGGGTCTATCCGGTCGTCTTTAACGAACGATTCAATCGGGGCATTAAGATAAGCCTCAATACTGAGTTGTACCGGAATGATCAACCCTTGTATATAAGCGTCGTCATTGTCGAAATCAACATTAAGATGTTGCTTTAACTCTTCAAGTGTTACGTATTCTTTCATCTTTTAAAAATGAAGAAGGCCGAGGCCGAAGCCCCAGCCTTTGATTAATACTTAGTTTTGTCGTTATGCCTTCTTTGCTATGGCAAAAGCTTCGCTTCGTGCAGTCACAATATCATAATCAGAGTTTAAAACGAAGTTTACAATATTGCTTTTGGCCTGTGTATAGGGGTCAATCACCAAGTCAATATCGCCAAACTGCCCGATGGCAACATAAGAGAACACACCAAAACCGATAGTATCGGTTGCCATGTAGGAGGTGACAAGTACCGGATAACCATTAATCTTGCCATCTTCAAGAATCATTTTAGGTGATCCTTTTTCAATCGGAGTTGATTTTAGTTGTCCATAAACAGCCGGAGTACAAACATATGCGGCAGTTCCGTCGGTTACATCGACACCCTCAGCCATAACCGCCGTTTCCAATGCGACAACATTAGCAAAAGACGGGGAGTCTGTATATGTTACAGAAGCGTCTTTAACGAATGGGCCGGAACTGGCGCCTTCTAACTGTGTACCTGAAAACATCCATTTGTTCAGAAGTCGCGCACTTCCGAGTGAAATTTGTTTCAAGACAACATCTTGAAGCGAGTAATTAGTCTGACTGATAGCACGTTTTGACACCGGAACAGAGATAGACACACGCTTAGGAGTTGATTTTATTTTTCCGAGTGAAAGTTTTGTATCTCCAATTGCGGCGTTTTCACCCGCAATACTGGCCTCAATAGCCTGTAAAGTGGGGAATATAAGCTCCCCTACAAGCCCGCTTTGCATTTTGATACCCAGCTTATTAATGATAAGCCCTTTTTCCAGCGGGTCAATGATTTCACCGATTGTAACAGGCACGATATCAGCAACGGTAGCTGTATCGGTCACAGTCAAACCGCGTTCAACTACTTTGATTCCGTCCTCAGTGACAACCCCGTTATAGTCATCAAGTGATCTATGATATACCACATCGTAAACCGCTTGCGGAAACAATGCTCTTGTTGGAGTAACCCGATCTCTTTCCGGTTCAGTATCGAGACTTCTGCGCTCGATCTTCATTTGCAGCAAATCTTTTTCATTTTTCAAAGCTGCAAAAGCCTTGGATTCATCCTCAGTGAGTGATCTTTTTTCGACTTCTGCCGCATCAAGCATTGTGCGCATTTCTTCTTTAATTTCTGCAATTCTGTTAAGTTCCTTTTTCATTGTTAGATAAATTTTCGTAAGTTATTAATTTGTTCTTTGTAGTAATTGTCTGTTAGTGAACTGTCTATTTCCTCCAAACTCCGCAAAGTGACGTCCGTTCCATAATAGGCAGGGTTGGCAACAATCGAAATATCTGAAATTCGATCTATTTTGTGAACGATTCGATACAGTAACCCGTCCGACTTCTTGTACGTGACGTTCTTTTTGTCATCTGTAGAATAAGCAAACGATGAACCGTACAAATCACCTCTTGAAATCATTTCTACTGCATAGTCGCCATCCGGAGTATTAGGAGCGGATAACTTGTATCCGAGTCCGTAATCATTCACCATTAAAGAAAGAGAACCGGTTCCATATCTTGAACGGGCTATCATCCGTTGTGCGTTATGCTCAATCAGTGCCCTTATATCACATGATTGGATTAACTCGTCTGTTATGGCGCCGCGCTCGATCACTTCAATAAAGAAGCGCTTTGTTTTCTGGTCAAAATTAAGCCTGCTCTCCTGATCGAATACGGCGGCAAAGCCTTCTATCATCCGGCCTTCCGAAATCTTGGGCGATGCTATATCCGTATAACTTCTAATTTCCATACCGTTTTTACCATATGTTTTTTATTCGTTATTTGGTAGCTCGTTATTTTCCCCGGAAGATTCACCCCTGATTTTAGGACTGTCAATCGGGGCGAAATTGCAACCGGTCATAACAGTATCACCACCGGGAACGGGTGGCAATCCTTTCATTGCCCGCAAATGGTTTGTGGTAAAAATACCAAGTTCGTAGCCTCCTTTCATGTAGGTTATCTGCGTTGCGAGATCAGTTTGGTACAAAACATCAATATCGTAGCGGATACGGTACAAATGCGATACACTGTCAGGAATTAGCTTCACATTGAGTTCCGCCTCAAACTGTTTGAGAATAGGAAGTAATGTATCAGTAAGGAATGACACTTGTCCCATTTCTGAGGCTTTGTAGTTTGTGGGTTGTCCGGCAAAGACCTTATCAGGATGTACGCCGAACATGCGGCAAATCTCTAAAATAGAGTGCTTCATCTGTTCCAGCAATTGAGAGTCAATCGGATTTATCGAAAGCTGGTGAAAAGAAGCGTCGCCGCTTACTGATACGATACCCCGGCCGGAATTTAATTCATTCTCGATCCGTTCGGCAACACTTGATGTCTGAGTATCAGTCATACCGGCAATTCCCTGAGTACCTTCTTTGGCTCCTGAAACAATACCTTTTATCTTGCTTCCATTTTGAAAAAGGTGGAGTGCTTGATTGTCTGCGCTGCCCCCAATGCTGAGTACGCGGGACCCGTAATAGATTGTGCTTACTCCTGTGTAACCTCCATCGAGACTTTTGTTTTTAAGATGTATAACATCATCAGCCTCAAAGGTTCCGTTTATTCTGTTGATAGGGTCGCAAATCTTATATATATTGCGAAACTTGTCATAAGTTACGGTATTAGGTGCACACAGTATAAGTTCACTTATTTCTCCCCATGTCCTGCGAATAAAAACGTAGGCATTTCCAGCCAACACAACCTGTATAACCGCATTCTGCATCAGGTCATAAGAGTTTTGCCTTAAATTCGGGCGGCGCACAAGCAGTTTGTATAGTTCGTGGCGTTCATCAACAGAAAAATATCCGTCCTGTTTTCGCTCTATCAGCAAAGGTAGTGAGGCTATTGTTCCGGAAAGGATGGAAACGCATCTGTATACCGCCGCAAGCTGCATTGCTTTTTCGGACGAATTTACATTAACAGGTTGAGCCGGAACGGAGGCTAAACGTACATTGGCATTTGTGTTACCCTGATTTTGGGCAATACTTCCATTGCCTAAACCTTCGGAAATACTACGTATTTGTCTTGTTAGAATATTGAAAATCTTCATATTTTAATTTGTATAAGTGTTAAACAGGTAAAATGTCATAAGATTCGTTATCGTTGAATCGATCTTACTATTATGCGTTCGTTTGATCGGCTTTTTATTCATGTTTCTATCCTCGTCAAGAACGGCATTACCAAAGCAATACGACGTTATTGGATTCGGGTCAAATGTTATTTTATTGCGATGCAGCGCGAGTTCAAACGATTCTATAGGGCTTGTAAACGTTCCGTATGTTTGTTTTACCGGGCTTATGTAGTCGTTTGCATAGCCAACCGATGCGGATAATAGATTTACGAACTCAGCCGACTTATATGGGTCATATCCAATTCCGAGAATTTTCAAGTACTTTGCCCGGGATAAAATATCATTCACGATCGTTTCGTAGTCAATCACTTCGCCCGGACATAGCTTCAAATATCCGGACTTGACCCATCCTTCATATAATTCCCGGTTAGGGTGTCCGGGCAAAGCGCCTTCCGGAAAATAGTAATCCGTAACGGAATGAAAAGACTTAGTATCCGGGGAATAGATATTGTACGTTACAGTTGAAAAGTCATCACGTACTGATAAATCAACTCCTACCATCGTAGGCGGGTGACTTGTGATCTTATCCACAGGGATAGCCCTAAACCGTTCCTCGATCTCCCTTGCTTCAATCCATTTCGTTTCAGAATTGACCGCAAAGATGTTAAGGAGCTTTGTGCGAAACTCTAATGCGTCAGGTGCGCTATATAGCGCCTTTTGATAAGCGTCCTTGTAAAAGTCCTCGTAAACCGTGATCCCCATGTGGGGTTGTACTTTATACCACGTTGCCGGATCACCTTCTTCATCGTCTATGTCGGGTTCAAAGATGTGGGCGAAAATAGAATCGTTCTCAGCCTCACCGCGTAGAATGGCTTTATATATTGAAAGCATTTCAGTGAACGGGGTTGTATGCTTGTCTGAGGCGGTTGTTATTACGATGGTCAAAGGGTTGAGCCGTGCACCCATTGAAGAAGTTAAAACGTTCTTCAAAGCGGCGCTATCGGCTTGCGAATATTCGTCTACTATCACCGTGCTTGCATTAAGCCCGTCCAGTTTGTCGGGACTGGACGCCAAACACCGGGCGAAAGAGGTTTTGCCCTTTATTTTGTTATTTATGATCTCTCTGTTAATCTTAAAATGTCGCAACTTCCGGTCTAATGCTTTCAGGATGTTGCGGATTTCATCAAAACATATCTTAGCCTGATTGTAGGAATTGGCGGCAACGTATGCTTGTGCATTAGCATCGCCAAACAACAGGTCGAATACCGCCAGACTTGCGATACTTGTCGTTTTGCTGAATTTACGAGGAACAAATAGCAGAGCGTCACGAATCAGGCGTTTATTTGTCCCGGGTCTATAAAAACCAAGTATGTTCGTGAATTGAAATACCTGAACCGGAGTTAGCTTATATCGCGTCAGCCCCTTAGTGCCGGAAAACTTCAACTTTTCGTAAAACACAATAAAGCGGCGGACTTTACCGGGCCTAAAGTCGTATTTATCCAGTAGATAAAAGAAACGACGGATCGCCAGTAACTCGTAAAGGTTATGCGCCTCCGGGTTGCCTATACATCCAGCTATATAAGTGTTTAACCGGATATCCGCTTTATCTAACTGATAAGAGTTTATATCAACGGAGCGCAATACGTCAACGGTAGCAGTCTTTAGCTGTATAAGTTCCTCCTTATTCATAGTCATCCGCCTTGTTTACTTCGTCGATTAATTCGGTTACTTCGTCGGCTTCACCTGATGCAAGGGTCTGCAATGTCAAGCCAAGTTCGCGCAACTGCTTGCGAGTAGCTTCAAGCGCATCAAACAGAGTCTTAAAAGCCGGATGTGCAACCAGCTTTTCATTATTCTCACGGGTTATCTCTTTAGTGAAAGATTTCATCCGCTTTTTTGAGATGTCAGATAGAGCAATCCGGAACGCCATATAAGACCCGGCACAAAGCTCTATACACAAATCAAGTTCAGGGGTGTATGTGCCTTGTGCTTCCATTGCGGAACGGATTTTTTCTGTTATGTCGTCTAAAGTTGCCATGTTTTTACGCGCTTTTTACACGTATGTTTTTTAAGTAAGTATTTGGTAGCTCGTAGCTTGTAACGGAAAATGTCACCCCCAACGGATACCCCCTCGTTTTGAAAATTCTCCGCGCGTGTAAAAACTGGTGGGAGTGGGTTTGAGCGGTCTGTCGCCCTCAAAAAAAAACGCCCCCCTCTAAAATAGAGGAAGGCGAGAAAGAGAGTACTATTAATTAATTTGATTACCAAATTGTATCAGAATAACGTACGACGACATTTCTCTTACCATTATTAGATAACAAGAAAGCTATTGTTTTAATTGAATCAACGCCCATATAAGAAGTGCCTTTCTTTTCTTCCCCCCATAGATTAACAATCTTGTTTTCTTTTGACAAATCATCTCTTCCTACCGCTATGGCAATATGTTCATCCTCATTAAAAGAGACAATGCTACCATATGGAATTTCAAAAGTCTCATTTTGCCAATTAAATTGAGAAGGAGAAAATATTTTATTGCCATTTAAAATATTATGCCAACTCTTATTTTCTTTAAATTTGCGATTGTAAATGTCTTTTATATTTTCTTTGCTAAATATACCCATAATTGCAGCAGCACAAAGAGGAAGTTCAAAGCATGCTAATGTTAGAGTTTGCGTCGTTAATATATTAGGGGCATTAGTATCCGTAACCCAATAATAAAGAGAATTGTTATTTAAATTACTACTCCATTTATAAGTGTATCTTGGTTGTTTTGATTCTTGCAGCAACCAATCAGCTATTTTTTTTTGATTTTCTGCCATATTGTTTCTTTTATTTTCCTACTCTATCTAAGGCTTTTCGGGATTCGCCTATATTTGTTTTGTAAGCTCACAACAGCAAATGTATGAAACACTATAATCTTTCACAATAATATTATTTAGATCACACGGATAATTTTGTAGATGCAGTTTATTGTTTTGTGACTGCCCATCTAATTAAAGAAACTTATCCGCAAAACGCTCTGTTGCCCGTCTGTTGTTTGCCTGAATTGCTTCTTTCGAATGGCTAAACGCGCGTCTATGTATCTCAGAGTGGCACGCATGGCAAAGGCTCTGTAAGTTCGTTCGGTCAAACATAAGGTGTTTCATTCCGAGTTCATGCGGAACGGATTCAACCGGGTTTTTGTGGTGTACTTCGGTTGCAAGTGTACTCAGCCCGTTCGCCTCGCATACTTCACAAACCGGATTAGTTCTAAGTTTATCGCAACGTAGGTTCTTCCAGCGTTGTGAGTTGATCATCTTAATGTAATACGGGTTTCTGCTCATTGTATCTTGTATATTCATAAAGTAAATTTCTATTTTATGCTTGAATAGGTTCTTTCTGGTAGCTCAGAGGCTATCAATATTTATAATGTGCGAATCGAGTTCTATATTATATTATTGTCTTTTATAATTGTTAAACAACTGTAATATGTTAATTAAACCATTTTTTCTTGCTTTTTATTATTATTATTTTATTTTTGCGCAGAGACTTAACTAATAATAATCCAAAAACAACCGCCTATGAAAAAATTATTTTTATGCCTATTTCTTTTCGTTTCTCTTTTATCGTCTTGTTGTACAGGCAAAAGATGTGTAATTACAAATTATGGTCATCAGGCTAAAAAAGCAAATGAAAAGTTAGTGAGTTATCTTAAATTAAACACTGAAACAAAACAGTATTATCTTGATTTAACTGAGCAGCAAGCCAATCGAATTGGAGTTTCTAAAAAAGAGTTTAAAAGAGCTATGACTGAGATAGAGCAAACAAACTCAGCCATTCAGGTTGCCATCCGTGACAATCAAGAAATGATATTGTTTAATCCCAAAGATAGTTCACAGATTGTATTAAATCCTCAAAAATAATCTATTAACTTAAATCATTAATTATGAAACATTACATCTACTTTTTATTCCTGTTAACAGGTTTTGTTTGTGTTAGCTGTAGCCAGGATGCGGATAAGCCGTCGAATAAGCTCAATGAATCAGAAGTTTTGGGTATTCTACAAAAATACATTGTTTTAGATCGAGACAATCAGCAGTATTATCTATCTTTATCCGAAGAGAAAGCAATTGAATATGGGATTCCTATTGCTGATTATGACAAAGCGACTGCTATGATTGAAGAAACAAATGATTTTATTACAAATGCCATTAAAGAAAACCGGGAAATTGTATTATCTGATCCTCAGGGATTTTCGAATATCATCCTTAAAGGAGATAGTGTCGCATTTGAAGAACAAGAACAGGAACAAGAAGAGGCTGTAACCCGGGTAAGAAGGGACTTTAGAGGTACCTTAAAAGCCTATTTAGATCCAAGGCCAACGCAAATTTATATCCCACATCCTGTTAAAAGAATATATTTATACGGGTACACTCCATGCTTGGTAACCGCTTTAAATATTAGGGTAGAGGGGGGAGGAATTGATACGGTAAGATCAATTGTTGGAGTTTTAGGATATAACAGCAGATTGGTTGTTGAGTTGCCGATGTCTAACTGTTATTACAGTCTTACTGCAACAACGATATGTGCTGCCGGTGGCGTGGCAACTTATACATACCACTATTATCAAAGTTAGTATTATTATGTATAATGATTGGATATAAATCTATTTAATAAAAACGAGGTTGTGCCAACGTTTCAACCTCGTTTTCTTAATCTGCTATACAGTTAGTTCATTTTGTCATTTTAGGTTTATACTTCCAGCCGTTCAACTCGTATACACGTTTCCGGGCTTCTTCTCGGTCGATGTAAAGCGGTTCGTTACGAACGGGACTTGATGTTTGTATTTTCCCATCTGAATAATCACACACGCATATTCTGTAATTTCGTCCGTGTATAGAATATGAATATTCTCCTACTTTCATGTTTGATTCCTTTCTTTATTGTTATTAGTCAATCAGTTCAATATCATATTCTCTTTCTTGGAAAGGATGTGTGAGCTTGGCAAGTTCAATAGCTCTACGAGCATTCTTTACGCAACTAAATTTTCGGGCTTTAGTTATATCGTGCGTTCTTGGAGGATCACCCGCCCAGCCTTGCCCTAAATAGCAAGGTTGAGAAGATTTTATTGTTACTACTATCTTATTCATTTTTTTAGTTATACGTTAATTTAAAATGGTAATGCGCCCTTAGATAGCTTCCCTAATGGGCTAATATATCTATAAAGATTTTTATTCTCTTTCATTACTTGTTTCAGATTTTTGCCAACCACCAGATAATGGAAGTAATGTAATCGTTTTAATTTCTTCATTTCTTTTTAGTTTTAAATTAATTCTCCACTTCATCCCCTCTCTTTGGTTTCCGAACCGGGACGCGTAGTTCTTTTTCAGTGAACTTACTCGACATATACCGTTCTGCATCTGGCCAGTTCGTAAAGCATAAGTCCGGATCAGTATAAAGCCTTAGAAGTGTCTCGTTCAGCTTGTCGAGTGCCCCGAATCCGCTTGAATTGATCTTTTCGTCTGTTTTAAACTTGCTGTTTAAGCGTTCGTAATTCTCTGTAACGAATCGGTCGATATACTTCCGGTTCTGTTCGTTCACGGGCTTATGATGTTCCGGAACGTCTTGCAAATAATTTGCGTTGATTGGTTTCTTAATCATTATTTAAAATTTAAATCGTAGTTGTCCGTTCTTCTCGTCTTTCACGTGTTGCGGCAATGCCCGTTTCGGCTTTGAGTAGTTGAACTGCCTCTCAGCTTGCGCAAAGTCGCTGAACATTTCCGTAATTTCGTCCGGTATGGGATCATCATTTTCTTCGTGTTCCGGATCGGCTACTCTCAGAAATGCACCTACCAGATATTGCATGATTTCATAGATACTTTTGAATTTGTATTTAGCTCTGATAGCGTCGAGCCGCTTCCAGTCATCGAGGTCTATGCGAACCACTGACTTTTTAAAGTCGCCTGCTGGATTCTTGTTTCTTTTCTGCATAACTTTATTGTTTTGGTGGTTTTAATTGCTCTATTGCGTTTACATCGCCTTCCTGTGCCCGTTGTTTTAGATACTGATACCAGCTTAACGAGGTGAATCCCTCCGGCGGCACAAATGCCCTTTCTTCTGCTTCTTTTTGCCCCGTCCGGATGCGCATCCGTTCAAGTTCAATAGTCCTATCAGACATGAACTTTTTTATTGCTTCACAAAATGCGATCGGGTCGAAGGAACCATAAAATTTGCCATATAGCCCTAATTTGAACCGGGCAACGAACAGCATAAATTCAGGCAGCTTTAAAGCGCTGTAGTGCGAAAGTATCAATTCCGCGAGTTCTTTACGGGATGACTCCGGAAGATCGTTTTTAACCTGCGTAAATTGATCGATACTGTTCAGTTGAATGTTTATCCATTGCAGGGACAGATCGCGCCCGTAAGCGGTGGAAACCAACCCTATCGTTGGCGCATCGCTATTATATACTTTCTCGTAGTTCCCCGGCAATCTTGATCCTACGCCAGGATTAAACGTAGTCATTAGCTCTTTACCAGTTGAGAACCTCTTCATCAGGCAGGCTACTTGTTCCCCCTTCGCTGTATGCTGCAAGCTCTGTAACGAGGTTTCTTGTCTTGTCTGCCTTACTATGTTTCCGATCTGTTTCATTGTTTCTGTTTTTATTTAGTTTATACCAGCTTGCGAAATGATGTTTTGCATCTTTTTCGCTTTTTGATGTTTCGCCCCGGTTTTGAAGTTCGACGAAGAATTGCTTCAAATAATCAGCGAACTGTTGGAGCGTTAAATGATTGTTCATGCAAAATGACTCGTACCAAATAGCGTCATTTGACAGCGCATTAAAGCAATTCTCTAAATCAGTTTCAGCCTCGCGCATATACGCGTGTGTGGGTGTAATATTCTTGTCATTCTTGTATGTTTCCGTTTGCATCGCTATTTGCATCTCTGTTTGCATGTTTATCTGCATTTCGTCTGCATTATCATTTGCATTTCTATTTGCGATATTGTTTGTATAATCATCTGTATTATTATTTGCGTTATTATCTGTTTGATATTTATTATAATTCACAATCGTAATAATCTGATTTACATTGTTATTATCTATTATAATTTGCGTTTCGTTTTCAAGTTCAAGTAGAAAGCGCTTTACCTTTCCTATTGACCATCGCCATCGTTTTGAAAGTTCATCTAAACTTTTTCCTACTTGCCCTCGCTTTAGATACACTTTTATACCTCGCTTTCTGAAAGATGACTCTTTATGACATGCAATCATCAAAAGATCAACCCATGCCTGCCCACGGGTAAATTTTTCATCCGTCCATAGATCGGAATCTAATATTTGTCTATGAAGTTTAATCCAGCCTTCCATTATCGAGAAATATAATAATTACATAACCTTACGCCTGCCGATCTAAATGCACTCAGAACGGAGCAGTAACACATATAATTCTTTTCTTCACCTCCATACTTACACCTCCGGCAATCCGGTTTACTTTGTGGTTGAATGATTTTCTTTGCCATGATTAGACCTCCTTTATTCTGATACCATGTACGCTAAGCATCAGTTTTCTTTTGATTATATACTCTTTCGTTTTCATCCCTTTCGCATCTTCTACTACCAATTCGCCATCACGATAATAAACGAAGTCGGCATAGTAGGACAGAGACTTTTCCAATAGCTTTCTTTTCTGCAACATCTTCCGGACTCCCTTCACTTCATAATACTCGTACTGTGCCGGAATAAGCTCGTATTTACACTGCTCTTGCAGATCAGAGATAATTCCCTTTTTCTTGAGCAGTTTCAGTTCTTGTGCCCGTCTATACTCGCGAATAGAATCGTATCCTTTGTACTTGGTATTGTTGTATTTTGCCATCTTGATAATATTTGTTAGTAGTGGAGCGAGGCGGAATCGAACCGCCTATACTGCTGTCTTTACTGCGCGCGCCGCTGCTCTATCCTTTAAGCTACGCTCCGTTAACCGGGACTTTCACCCGGTTTGTTGTTACTTGTCCTTTGAATGATATGGGTAGACATCCATAATTGCAGTTTCTTTCAATGCAATAGATTGATATTCCGCCATGGTATTTTTCATACCTTCATCTACTTTCTTCATAGCATCGCGGAGATCAGCGGCCTGTACAAGTACATTCGTATAGGTTCGTTTCTCCTTTGCGGTCTTTTCATCCAGCACAACGAAAGCAAGTCGTCCGGCATACCATTTATCGGCCGCTTCTTCATCAGATGGAAAGAGTTCGCTATAATTGGCGCGTTTTATATCGGTAACGGTAAATTCGCCAGTGATAAACGGTGTCGTTTCTTCGATAATACGTGCTTCCGCTTCGGTGAAGCTGAGTGCATCGACCAAATAGGGTTCAGTAACTTTTTTGTTAACTCCGCCTGAGTTTATTTTCTCGTAACGGATTTTGCATAAAAACCAAGTGTGCATCATAATTGTATATTTTAAAATGTTATGTTAATGTGTTGTGACAGTACTTGCTAATTTCAATTTCTTTAATTGCTTTTTTAGCCTTGTTATTTGATTTTGTACCGGGACATTGCCTTTTGCTTTCGGTTTTAATGTTTCAATTTCAGCCTTTATCGCTAAAACTTCCTTAGCCTTGTCGATACATTCCGGAAAATCCCGACCACTCCGTAATGATTCGTCTATCATTTCATTTGCCAGTCGTACCCGGTCATACAACTTCTGTATGTTTTCAGTGTGATCACTCCGGTGCATTTCAAGTAGTCGCCCGTCATTTACATAGCCATCATAGATGACATAATACAGGGTATCTACATCCGGGCGACCGAGGAAATGCCCGAGAAACTGCCAATAGTATTCATCTTTGTCGTTAATTTCCTGTAGCAGTTGCAGTGACTCGATCTTTCCTTGTGACATCGGGCACTTAATTTCAACCAGTGCCGATACTTTCCCATCAAAGTCATATACGTAGGCATCCGGCGAATCGCCAAAGCCTTCAAACGGCTCGTTAAATACGATGTCCTCAAAATCGGTAGTACAGGACTTGATTTCATTTAATAGCTGCGTTCGTAGCCATTCCACGGCGAGCGGTTCATTTTCGTGCCCCCAGTCGAAGGCCTTTGCAGTTCCGTTTTCGCGGGTTACTCCGGTTCGGCGTTCATAGCGAACAGCAAACATCACATCTAAAGCGGCTTTGCCAAATGGCGTACCTTTGCCGGCTTTCATCAGATCAGGAAGAACGGAGGCTGTAATCAGACCACGCCGTTTTTCTTTCCATTCAAATTCTTTTTGTTCAGCGGATTTCATGTTTCTGTAATTCTTTTATTTGTTCTTTGGTTAGCTTATACTTCTGTATCACTTGATTAATTGTGTAGCCGCCTTTCAGCCCGTCTGCAATGTTTTTCCAAACAGCCGAACCTGTTTCGACGGTGGGGCGATTGTCACCCGGCGGGGCTGGCGCGAACTTCCGGGGTCTTAGATAATCATCGAATTTCCCGAAATTCTTTTCTCTTAAACATCCGACTTGTATCTGTTTGCCTATCCATTGTTCGTGATAGGGAGTTTTAAGGGATTGTGTAATAAAATCGGAGTTCCTTTTTCCGCAAACCATAGGTTTAACGTTTTCGGCAAAGTAAAGCACTGGTAGCGTGTTCTTTTCCCCGTCAATCCCTATGACTTCTTCGCACTTTACTTCCTGAATGGTTAGAATTATATCCTTTCCGTCCGGTAAATCTTGTATGCCTAAGTACTTGTAGTTAAAGCATGATTTCCAATGAGTTAAATGTTCCATAGTTATTTTGTTTCTACATGAATTTGCTAAATATCCCTTAATGCTTGGCATTCAACAGAAATACACCTCTTTAATTCCTCTTTAATAGAATCTACTCCTGTACGCTTTGCAAGTTCTGTAAATCCACTTTTCTTTTTATGTAATACATTACGGTTCAGTGATTGCCAATCCATTGGTGTTTTCGATTCTTCAATACGTTCCGCTATCTTTTTCTCCCGGTATCGCTTAAATTTGTCAATCTGTTTCCAATCATTACCTGTAAATAGAGCAAAAAGCTTCTGTTCCTTCTTGGTTAGGGCCTCTACGGGAGCCGTTTCTACAATCATTGTATTGTCTATCATTTCAAGTAAAAGAAACTCAAATACTTGCCATGCGTCGCTATTCAATAGACTACCAAGCAAAGGAATGCAAAGCCCTCTTTTTTTTAAATACGAACTTCGGCATCGCATTTCAATACGTAGCACATTATCAAAGCCCGGTAAGCCGCATTGTCGCCCTTTGTCGTATATCCTAAACTGATATTCCTTATTTCTGTACTCTAACCCCAATTTGGCTATAGGGGCAAGTGCGTGCCCTCTGTACATCCGCACGGCTTTCAGTACCCGACGCGGATCGTACGGCAATTTGATGTTAACGCCAAATTCGACGCTATAAAGCGGGGTTGCGTTTGGTTCGATGGAATACAGTTCCCGCAATTCAGTAAATACACGGCACAGGTCGGACATACGGAAAGAATCGGCATTATGCAGCCCTTTGTTTGCGTACATGTGAATATTGCCGTTAACGTTACACATATAACTTGCATCTCTAATTATCGCGTTTGTTACTTCTATAAAACCGAGTTTCAGTGAATGTTTTTCTATATGAAATTTTTTTGAACTGAAATCTACGTCTAAAAATTTTGGCTTCCGAAATTCTTCTAAGGCCCAATATCCTGTTTTTACATTTCCAATCATCTTGCTATTCTATTTTATTCAAACTCTATCGTTTCATCTCCCTGATAGTACTCTGCGAAGCAGCCCGGACATACCGTTATCATTTTCGTACCGTGTCGGCCGTTCTGCACCGCTTCGACTTCGACCTCAATACCTTCACCCGTTTCTATTTCGGTTCCGCAATCTTCGCAATGAACATGATCTGCCGGACATTCGCCCAGAACGGAACAGAGGCGGCAATTACCGATACAATTCAGATTTTCTCTTTTCATTTCTCCGTTGATTTACTTCGTTACATACTATCACATACAGTACCGTTGCAATTACGGCCAGAAGTGCGATGATTAATTTGCCCGGTTCCGGTTCGCCTTCTGCAAGCGAACAAGCGAGAAACATGCCGATTAGGGCGAAAGGGGATTGTTTAGGGGTTAGCATTATACTACTTTGTTTCTTGTTAAAAATCGTTCTATACTCGCTAAGTCATACCATATCATCCTCTCTCGTTGTGAAAATGATATTTCGGCCGCATTTCTAAGTGTCATTAAATAATCTTCTGATACTCCGAGATATGCCATTGCCTCAGTCTTGCTAAGCCATTTCTTGGCAACCGTCTCTACTTTTCCTGTTATTTTTCTTGCCATGACTATTTTATTTATTACGTTTCACAAATAGTTTATCGTCTTCAATCCAAGTCGTAAATACTTTGCCTTCATCCGTTTTAATGTCTGAGGCCGTAGTTCTTACTGACTTTCTTCGATCTTTAGGGAAGGCTACTTTTGCTCCGATCTCCATTTCAAGAAGAGTCGGCTTAATTGGTGTTAATGTTTCCATTGTTTTACTTATTATTTGTTTTTACTATTTTACGTAATTGAATTTAGCCATGTATTTTTCAGCGCCCTTCATGGACTTGAATGTCTTACTTGAAGATGCTGTTACTGCTATATAGCTAATATTGCCATTGTATTCATTTACCATGATTGCACCGGTTAATTCGCTATTTACTTTTTTGTAGTCGATGATTGCTTTCATAATTCTATCTATTTAATTTGTTATTTCTTGATTGATTGATTAACTTTGATGCGACAAAGATAGGTGATAAAAGTTACCTATTAAAATTTTTAGGTAACTTTTATTACCCAGGTAGGTAATTTATAATAGGTCTAAATATGATTCTTGCAGATAAACTAAAGCTATTGCTTGATAAAAAGGGAGTTACGTCGTATAAGGTATGGCAAGATACAGGAATTGCAAAACAATCCATAATTAGATATATGGATGGGAGTAGCAAACCAAAAGGTGACAATTTGCACCTACTTGCTAAGTACTTTGATGTTCCAATAGAAATTTTGATTAATGACAACTGTGAAATTGAAGAAGATTTCAAAGGAAATAACAAAACCCCTCACTGTGAAGAATCTCGCAAAGAGAAAATTATTCCACACATAGAGGAACATGCAGCTTCTTGTGGTATCCCAAACGGATTCAGTGTAGCTATAAAGCGAGAGGATTGCGAATATTACGTTATTCCTGATTTAGCGAATTGCGACTTTACAATAAGAACTCGAGGACGTAGTATGATAAACCGCAATTGTCCTGAACAAAGTATTAATGAGCGTGACATCGTAGCCTGCAAGATATGGACTAGTCGAACCCATTTAAGATGGGGAGAGATTTATGCACTAGCAACAAATGATGGTATTGTAGTAAAAAAGGTCATGCCAGCAGACCGAGAAGGCTTTATAAAATGTGTTTCGTTCAACGAAGAAGAAGGATTCTTGCCATATGATTTGCCAGTAGAAGAAATCAGTGATTGGGCTATCGTTGTCGGAGTTGTAAGTATCAAAAATTGGGCTTAATATTGTTAAATACTAAAATAATTTTTATTATGAGAATTTTGTTTTCTATTCTATCTGTTTTATTATGTTTGTATAGTTGTTCTGGTGGAAATGGCATCATCGAAGAACCAGCTATCGAAAAGCCAACTAACCCTAAAGAATATATTGTTAGCCTTGGTTTTTCTGGTGAGATAACAAATATAGAAGAATCTCCTCTGAGTAGGGCTGTAACTAATGATTTGTACGGAATACAAGTATATTCTAAACCTTCTTCCGGTGGTGAATATAAACCGTATGCTTATGGACTGTTTGATGATAAAGCAAATATGAATATCAAATTATTAGAAGGTTACAAATATAAGTTCGAATGTACAATGGCTGTTAATGGTAAGAACAGAATAAAAAAAATAAATAATGGATATGTTACTCCATTTGTGTTGGAAAATAGTTCAGCATATCCCTCAACTATGTTGAATTTTATCTATTCAACATCAATAAAGTATAGCCAAATTCAATATGGGAACACTTACTTAGAGCAAGAAAATAAGATATTTAGCAGACCTAATATAGATCGATATTATGGAGAATACTTAGATTATGTTCCAACAGATGGAGGAAGTGTTTCAATCAAAATGAAAAGAGTTGTTTTTGGCGCAAAATTTATTGCAGAAGGGCTTATTGATGGGCAATTAGATATCACAATAGACGATGCGCCTACAATAAGTATAATATCAGGGACTGCTTATGAAGTTCAAGAAATATTTACTTTTTCCAATGGAAATTACAATTATAAATGGACACAAGATGATTATTACGAAATAATCCCAGTATCTATTTTATGGAAAAAAACAGATGGGGCAATAATCCCTCTTGTATCGCAAGACATTACATTCAAACGCAATAAGCTTACCACTATCACCGTTAAAGTTAAAGACAACTCAATCAATAATGGTGTTGATGTATCACAAGAAAATACGCCAATGGGAGACGGAGGTAATATCACAATAGATACAAGTAACGGTACTGATACAGGAGTAACACCAAATTCTTAATATAAATATCATGGGAATAATAATTGCAATAATCATAGCCATAGTACTATTCTACTTAATAAAAGTAGCAATAAAAGCTAATAAATCAAATGTAACGGTTGATCCTGTATCGCCACATCAAAAAGAAATAAAAGAAAATGAAGTGCCGATATATAAAAAAGTATCACCGGAGGAGATGCAATCTGCACGAGAAAGGCGAATACAAAATCAACCTATAAAAACAGAGATAATAGATCAAACTCCATCAAATGCAGAGGGGTATTTTTATTACGAGATGGTAGGAATGCACTACAACAATGTAAGCCCCGATGATTTTGGAACATACAGAGGGTATGCGGTTGCGGAAACAAATAACCCGTACGACAAATATGCAGTAGGGATATATAGAAAGGGAGATAATAAATTAGTTGGGCATACCCCAAGAGATTTTAGGGGCGAAAGTAATGAAATTCTTCACGAAAGAATAACAGAAAAAGGAGGAACTGTAGAGGCTGTATTCAAAATACAGGGAGGCGACTCTCGCACTTATGGTTCAGTGTACATTAAACTCGCAGAAGCGCACATTGAAGATAAAACAGAATGTTATAAATCGCCAAATTTAAAAAGATACAGTCTGCAAATAGATAAAGAATATGTATGTAAACCCGGACGATTTTACGGGAGAGCCATTCTTGGAGAACAAAAAGATGATTCCTTTCCTATATTCATTATTGACGAACAACAAGAGAAAATAGGAACAATTTCGGACTCGTATCATCTATTTAATACAATAGCCAAGTATGACAATGGGAATGTACCTGTATGGGGATATATATGTGTACAATATGACACGATGGGGAAAGAGGTGTATACGGCATTCGTATTTATACCTGCAAAATGTTCTGATAAGAAAATAAACGAAGCGATTTCTGAATTTAAGGCTCAAAAAATTAAATTCAAATACAATTAGTTTATCCCAGAATCAATCAATAGAAACACTGATTTTAGCTATCGGTTTTGCGCCCGATTTGATGTATTGAAAAATCATATTAGACAAATCAAATAATGAAATTGATTCAGATATACGTCCAAATTCGTTTAGCGGTTTCTTATTGATTGAAATTAAAACAGCTTGCTCTAAACAAAATTTTCTTAGTTCTTCATCTGTCATAATATTGCTTTTATTATTATGCCGGAGAGGATTCAAAAAGGTAGCACTAACCGGAAGCGAAAGAGTGGGGGAGATAGGATGAATAGTGCAAATTTAGTGCAAACAAAATTAAACTGATTTATAAACTGCTGATTATTAGGTTGTAGTATGGCATATTTTTATGCCTCTCACGCATGTAATACGAGTTCGATTCTCGTACCCACTACAAATTATAATCAGCCTTTTACGATAACGTAAAGGGCTTTTTTATTGCTTTTGGGTTATGAATGATAAATATGAAGAGAGGCTTGGTA